ATGAGCACCGAGAACGTCGCTGCATTCCGAAAAGAGATTTCGGAAATTGCGGATCGCATCTGTCAGCTTGAGACCGATGAAATCTATGGGTTGAAGCTAGGCGAGATCGAGGAAGATTATCGCCCCATAGTCGAAGGCTTGGAGCTTGCCGTCATCAAGGCACTGTCCGATGCCAGACTGTCCCTCTCGGCTATCGAAGACTTGTTCAAGCCCATGATCGAACAGACCGGCGGCTAACCCAAAAAGAAAGCGGCCCATCCCTGCGTCCGGGAAAAGAGAGGAAAACCGGACGCGGGGACAGGCCAGTGCGTGTGCAAACGTGCAGACACGGGGAGACTGCACACCGCCAATATGCCACCCTCCCGCAATATGTGTCAAATACATATTTCCCGCCCGCATGGCCTAGACATGCGTTCAGTGCATGGCTTGGGACCCTGCCGCGCCAGATTTTGAACTAGCAGGGACCGGCGGGGGAACCCTGCTATGTAAATTTGCGCTTATCTGGACGGTCGGGAAAAGGGCTTGAAACTGGCGAGCCATGCGTCTATTGCATGGATATGGCGTTGCTGTTCAAATTCCAGAAAGATTTTCTGGCGGGTTGTTTGGACCCTGAAATTGACACTGCCGCCCTTAGCGTACCGCGGGGAAACGGCAAGTCATGGCTGGCCGGACACCTTGTTTCCCGGATACTCAACCCAAGTGACAAGCTATTTGCACCGGGAACCGAAAGCGTTTTGTTTTCAGGCTCTATTGAACAATGCCGGATCGTATTTCGGTTTGCCCGGAAAAGATTGGAGCCTTTGGGGGGATATAGGTTTGTAGACAGCGCAACCCGCGTTGCAATTACTCACAAGGCGACCGGGACCAGATTGCGGGTAATCGGAAGCAACGCAAAGACAAGTTTCGGATTAGTGGATACCCCGTTTGCGATTTGCGACGAACCGGGAGCATGGGAAACGAACGGCGGAACCTTGCTCTATGACGCTATCGCAACCGCACAGGGCAAACCGGGAAGCCCATTGAAGGCCGTATTTATCGGGACACTTGCCCCCGCAAAAGGCGGCTGGTGGCATACCATGATAGAAACCGGAACGCACGGTTCAACCTATGTCCAATCTTTGCAGGGCGATAGAGACAAGTGGGACCAGTGGGAGGAAATACAACGCTGCAACCCCTTGTCCGCAATAGACGAAAATTTCAAAAGGAAACTACTTGAGGAACGCGACGCGGCCCTAGCGGATAGCCGATTGAAGGCAAGGTTTTTTTCGTACCGTCTCAACATCCCATCGGCAGACGAAAGCGAATTGCTATTGACTGTAGACGATTGGCAAAAGGTATCTGCAAGGCCCATAGAAGGCCGTACAGGGCGGCCAATCGTGGGATTGGACCTTGGGGCGCATAGAGCATGGAGCGCGGCCCTGGCGATATGGCCGAACGGCAGGACGGAAGCTATTGCCGTTGCTCCCGGTATCCCCGACATACGGGAACAGGAAAAGCGGGACCGCGTGCCGGAAGGCATGTATCAGAAATTAGTCGATAAAGGGTTATTGCAATTGGCTGCAAATTTGCGCGTGCCTCCCCCGTCATTGCTAATTAACTGGGTACGCGAAAAATGGGGCGTTCCCCATGCGGTTGTTTGCGACAGGTTTCGGCTTGCGGAATTACGGGATTGCTCTTTGCCTTGTGAGTTAATCTCCCGCGTTGCGCGCTGGTCCGATGCAAGTTTTGATATTCGGGCGTTGCGGAAAATTGCAAAAGACGGTCCCTTGTCCGTCACAGAGGAAAGCCGGCCCTTGATCCTTGCCAGTCTGTCCGCGGCCCTAGTGGAAAACGACAAACAAGGATCAATGCGGCTTATCAAACGGGGAACCGAAAACGCGGCCCGCGATGACGTTGCAGCGGCCTTCACACTGGCGGCGGGGGAATTTGAAAGGCGGCGGGCAAGGCCGGCAATCGGCACATACGGCGGTCTGGTCTAATGGCGGGCAAGGCCGGCAAGCGGGTTTACAAGACAAAGCAATGGCAGATTGTGAGGCAACAAGTCTTTGCGCGGGATAACTGGCGTTGCGTGAAGTGCGGAAGGATGGGAATATTGGAATGTGACCATATCGAGTCGATACAAAAGGGCGGCGATTGGTTTAGGCTCAACAATCTGCAAACGCTATGCCGAGGGTGTCACATTGGAAAAACTAGACAGGAAAACCGGAAAGGCTTACCTTCAGCGGAATGCGCAACCTTTTTAAGGATGGCGACCGATGCCCCGTGAAAGACTGGATCAAATCATCAAGGTTGCATCCGTCAGTGTTGCGGACCCGGACCCTTCGGATGCTTTCGTTTACAATGTTTCGGCAAACGACGAACTGATAGAGGAATGGCGTATTCCGCTGTTCAATCAGGACGATCCCGACATTGTGTCCCTTCAAATCGACCTAGGAGACTTTTACCCGGTCGGTACATTTCCGAAGGGATACGATATCATAGTCGGGCGGGAAAAAGACGATCCCGACGCTGTATCCTACACCATTTCGGAGTTTATCGCTTTCGCCGATGCTTTCGATTTGGTGCCCGAAGTCCGCGACGGAAACGCGGTATTCCCGCCCATTCCCGAAGGGCAGAGAATACGCGGCTTCAATCGGCAAACGGTTGCGACGGCGCGCGCCCGGCTTGACCGGCCCTTTCAAAGCCCAGGACACGGTTTGCGCTTTGTGTCGGCATGGGTGGGGGCAACGGGCGGGCGTTCCGGCACGTTGTACAAGGAAACCGCCCGGCAGGTATGGGCGCGGCAGGTTAATTTGCGGGCCGTTCCCGCGGTCGGGGCGATAGACGATCCGAAGGCCGCGGGGATCGAGTACCGCGGGGAATGGCTGGTACAGGATACAGCGGTTAAGGTCGGTGACGTGCTGCTAATCCCGAACGGGACAGAGGAAAGGCGGTACGTCGTTCAGGAAACCGAATGGGAAGATTTGCGGGCAACGCAAACGACAGTCACCGCGACGCTTGACCAGCCTGCCGCCTAGATCATGGCCGCTATCGTCTATCGCGTCGAATTATTAGTCGCGGACGCTCCCGATTTTGTTACGCCGGAAGGTCAAAGGGCGTATGGCCGTTTTGAACAGGAAAGCGACAAACTACTAAAGGCGGCTATGGACGAAACCCGGAAGCTATTGCGCCGGGAAGCCCCCAAGCGGCCCGGAAGCCGCCGCCTTGCCAATTCGCTTCGGGTATCGAAAATCCGCCGAAAAAGAAAACGCGGCCTGCCGGTTGTCGTAGGGTATCAAGTATCTTCGGGCCGCTCCCGAAGGGTGTTCTATGCTTCAATAACAGAGACAAGACAGGGAACCCGCGTAAGCGGCTGGTTTTCCGATTTTCTGGAAACCCTAGAGAAAAGCCCCGAACTGGAGAATTTGCAGCGGGAGATTGTGGCATTATTCACACAGGCCATTGCAATTGAATTTCGCTTCCGTTCCCGAAAAGACATGATCGGACGAATAAAGGTTGATTTTCCTAAAGCGCGTGTTGTACCTTTGGGGAGGGATGGCTTTAGAGCCACGGTTAATTTCGGCAGAGGGTGACGGGACCATGCGACGGTCACAGGAACTGACAATCAAAATTTCGGAGGCGCGGGAGCGCCTTAACAAAGCAATCGAAAAACGCAACGCCCTTGGCGACAAGGAACCGGATGGCGAATTGCTTTCCGAAATGGACGCTGCGTCAAAAGCCCTTCCGCCGTTGGAGATTGAATACCGGGCCGCGGTTCAAGCGGAAGCGGCGGAAGACGAAGCCGCGACACGCGACAACCCGGACAGCGAAATGCGGGAACGCCAACGCCTAGAAGGGCAATGCAGCGTTACCGCTTTCATGGCGGAAGCGGTTGCCGATAAGCCGGTGAAGGGCGCAGAAGCCGAATACCGGGCGGCGGAATTGGGCGACAACGCCGCGGAGGGTTTCATGCCGCTTCGCTTGTTGGCCGAACCGCAAAGCGAAGAGCAACGCACCGAAAAGCGCGCCGTGACGCCCGTTGCCGATGCCGCTACCGGCTTGGGCTCGCAATCTGACATTATGGGCCGGGTTTTTGAGCGGTCCATTGCCGCACAATTGGGCGTTGCAATGCCCGCCGTCCCGATGGGAACGCGGACTTGGCCTATCTTGACCGGAGGCACTACGGTTTCCCAGCAAGCGCCTTCCGGGGAGCAGGCCGCGGTTGCCGGCACGTTTGCCGGAACGGAACTTTCCCCCCGCCGGTTGACCGGCAGTTACGAATTTCGGGTTGAAGATTTGTCCTTGCTTCGCGGTTTGGAACCGGCATTGCGGCGCGATTTGCGCGCCCTGATAACGGACCAGATGGATCAGCAAATCTTGAATGGCGACGGAACCGATCCGAACGTCAACGGGTTTTTCGCCAAGCTAGGCGACCCTGACGCGGCAACCGGCTTGGCCGGCCATACGGAATTTGTTGCCGCCTTTACTGGCATGGTTGACGGCAAACATGCGTATTCCCTTGCGGATGTCCGCGCCATTATCGGCAAGGCCACATATACCCGCATGGAAAGCGTCTACCGTTCCAACAATGCAGACGAAAGCGCCTATTCGTACCTGTCCCGCCGGGCCGGTATCATCCGTGTTTCGTCTCGTATGCCGGCGGTTGCGAGTAACGATCAAGAAGCGATTTTCGCCCTTACCAGCGTTCCCGGTACAACCGCGGTTGCGCCGATTTGGAGCGCCGCGCAATTGATCCGTGATCCGTACACGCTGGCGCAAAAGGGCGAAGTGCGCATTACTATGCTGGCGCTTTGGAATTTCGCCGTCTTGCGCACCGCAGCTTTCGCCCGTTACGAATTTCAAGTTACGTCCTAGGGCGGACTAATGGCGGACGGTCTAGAGCGCCGGGCGTTCGAGTTTCGGGCGTCCGATGATGGCGTATTGCAGGGAATTGTCATTCCCTACAATCAGGCCGCGACTATTGGCGATTTTTCCGAAAAGTTTTTGCCCGGAAGCGTCCAATTTTCGGATGTGATAGCCAATCGGCAACACGATAGATCGAAACCCCTTGCCCGTACCGGAATGGCCGGCGGTTTGTCTCTTACGGACGGACCGGACGCTTTGCGCGCCCGGATCGAATTGCCGGACACTCAAGACGGGCGGGACGTTCGGGCATTGGTAAAGCGGCGCGTGTTGCGCGGCCTGTCTGCCGAATTTCGCGTGCAGCGGGATATGTGGGAAGGCCGGTCCCGGACTATCCATGCCGCAACCCTCACGGGATTGGCTATTGTGGACAAACCGGGATACGGGGGAGCAACTGTTGCAGAGGTCCGGGCCGCCGTCGCCAGACTTGAAGCGGGTTGCTTGAAGGCAAAACCGGGAGCGCCCTTGTTGTGGCCGTCACTGTAACGACCCTTGCCATAGACTTGCAGGTTCACACCGACCCAGATACACCCCCGGTTGAGCCGCTGGCGGGCGTCCTAGGCCGCGCCCTTGATACGGCGCGGGCACTTGTGGAGAAACGAACGGCAACCGACACCCCGGAAGCCGTGAAGGATGCAGCGATAACCGCAATTGCAAGCTACCTGTACGACCGGCCTACCGCCCCCCAGGGCGAAAGGTTTAGCAACCCGTGGCGTAGCAGCGGGGCCGCATCCATTCTAGCGCCGTGGGTAGTATTGCGTGCGCAAGCCATCAACGGGGATGCAGACAATGAGTAGAATTGAAATTGACGAAATTCTTTCAGCGGGAAACCCGCTTTCCGAACAAGTGGATTTTACCGATAAGGACAGGGTTTCGGTTCATGTTTCCCGCCTTTCAAATTCCGGCGCTTTTGTCGTTACGCTTGAAGCAACCCTTTTAGGCGCGGGGGATTGGGCTGTTATTGGCAGGTTTTCCGATACCAAGCTAACCGATACATCTTCAAATCTTTCCGTGCTGAATGTCGGGCCGTCCTTGTCTTATCGCTTCCGCCATGTTTCGGGCGAAAATGTCCGCGTTATGTTACGGAATTAAACTATGTGGCCGTTTGGAAAATCCGCTCCCCCGGTTGAGGAACGCGCCAGTTACACGGACGCGGCGGTTGCCGCTTTACTGGATGCCGCAACCGGGGGAGGGAAAGCCGACTATAAGGAAACCGCCGCCGCACAGGCCGCAGCGGGATTGGTAGGGCGTTCCCTTGCGCTTGCCACAATAGAAGGCGGGACGCCCGCCCGAACCGGCTTAACGCCCGCCTTGTTGCATGATTTAGGGTGCGCTTTGATCCTTGACGGGGAAGCGGTCTACAGGATCGACGTGACGCAGGCCGGGATTGTCATTCTGCAAAGGGCTTCCGATTGGGACATAACGGGCGGACCTAACCCCTTGTCATGGCGCTACCGCCTAACCCTGCCGGGACCGTCCCGAAACGAACAAGTTATTTTGCCGGGGGATGCAGTCTTTCACCCTCGCATGAATGTTTCCGCTTCCGAACCGCACAAGGGACAATCGCCTATTGCCGTTGCCGTACAGTCTGCCCGCCTTGCCGCGGGATTGGAAAAGCAAATGGCAAATGAGGCAACGCAACCGTCCGGGCAATTGCTCCCCCATCCCGACGGTGTAGAAGGCAATATCCTAGACGATATTAAGGCCGATTTGAAAAAGATGGCGGGCCGGTCCATGCTTGTGCCGTCTATGGCCGGGGGATGGGGCGATGGCAAGGCTAACGCACCGGCAGACTGGCAACCGCGCCGCTTAGGTTTCAATCCTGCCGAAACCGTCCTAGGCGTCCGGGAGAGCGTCTATAAGAGCCTTGTTGCCGCGGCAGGCATTCCGCCCGCCCTGTTCGGGGAAAGCCGTGCAGAAGGCGCGCGAGAAGCCCTGAGGCAGTTTTTACATTTTGCCCTTGAGCCGATGGCCGCAATTATCGCGGTTGAGGCAAGCGCGAAACTTGCCGCCCCTGTCCGGTTCGGTTTCGATAGGTTGTTTGCAAGCGACATTCAGGGCCGGGCGCGGGCGTTCAAATCGCTTCGGGATGGCGGTATGAGTAAGGCCAGCGCGGCGCGCGTCACCGGCATGGCATGATGGCGATTAAGTGGGCGCACAGGGACCGGGATACCGCCATGCGCACTACGGGCCTTCCCGCTGGCCTCTATGTCGGCAAATCGGGCGGGGCGGGCCTTACCAAGGATGTTGCTTTCCTGCGCGCCAAGAAAAAGCCGTGTGCCTGTTGCGGGACCCTATTCCGCCCTACCCTGAAACGCCGGATGCTTTGTGTTGATTGTTACAGGAATGGCGGACCTGCCGACGATATGCCGGACTAG